ATGACTTGTTGGTGCGAGGAACCCAGGGGTGGGGGGTATGCCCCCCCATGCGGTCGAGATCATGCCGACGGGGCAGGAAATGCCCCACTGCGGGCCGGTTGGGCCAGCTCGATGCGCTTGATTGGACGCTGACGTTGGCGCCCTGGTCGCTTCAGGCCGTTTCCGCGCGATTGATTGCAACGACGACAAATGACGCGAATGTTGTCGATGTCGTCTGAACCACCAAGCGAATGCGGTCTGATGTGGTCTGCTTCGGCCGAGTTGGGTCGCTTGCCGACCTCGTAGTCCATCCAGACGCCGCACAGTGGGCAGCGGGCGAGTCCTCGTGCTTGGGCCTCACGCTTGGCCTGTGCTGCATGGCGCAACCATGTGGCCGTGCCGGTGCGACTGGTGCTCATGGTGCGTCCTGCCTGCACGTGGCGGTGCTGGTGTGGATGCAGGTGAACTGCACGTCACCGTCCACCTCGGGCCACAGGACGGACAGCCCGTCGCCTGCCGGTGCCAGCTCCACGTCGGGTGGCGTGGGCGACAACAGCAGGGGTGCACAGGTGTGTGTGCTGGCCTGATCCATGAGCCATGCAAGGTGGGTGCTGGTGGCATGCCAGGCGCACCGTGGGCATGCCACTCGCCAGCCCCTGTCGGCCTTGAAGGTAGCCCGCATTCTTTGGTGGGGCCCGGGTTGCTTCATGGGCACCCCCTTGCAATCAGGCGGGGCCCCTCAATTTCGCGAGGGCCCCCGGTTGTCTTGAGTGCCCCGGCCGGCAGGAAAGGAGTAAACCGCCGACCGGGGCGGCCCGGGAGCAGGAGCTGCGGCGCCTATCAGGCCGCGCTCAACCGCCGTCCGGACAATCTTGGGGATCCACGATGATGGCGCACGAGGGGTGCAGCAGCACCGTGAGCGTCAGCCTGGACACGTCCTTGAGCTTGCCCGGCGAGATGGTGGTGCCGTCCTCTTCGATGGGCCACTTGAAGAGCTCGCCATCGATCAGCAGCTGCCTGTCTGAGGTCAGCTCGACACGCTTGGGCAGGCGTAGGGCCAGAGCCATGTGATCACCCTCCAGACATGCGAAAACCCCGGCCAAAGACCGGGGTTCTCAAGTTTTTGGGCGCACGGTGCGCTCAGCTGTCAGGATAGCGCTTTTCTGGGTCGTCAACAAGCTTTCTCATCGATTGCCTCCACGATGTCTGGATGGAGCACTGCCAGCACGTCCCACGGCCTCCAGGTGGCCGGCTTGCATCCGGGGTTGGTGGGCTTGATCAGTCCCCGTTCTCGCCACTTGTAGATCCGCGCCGGGTCGATCTGGAACTCCGCTGCGATCTCGTCGGTCGTCATGTCGCGCTTGTGGATCATTTGCGTCGCGATCCGCTCCCTTCCCGGGAACTGGGACGCGCAGTCGCGGCACGTGATCCACCCGCCTGCCGATTCGGCGAGTCTTCCCCCGCAGACCGGGCAGGTCAGGCGTGCCGGCGCGGGATGGTGCAGGGCACGGTCGAGCGTGCGCCACACCAGCCAGGCCGCATCGGACACGAAGGCCGACAGGAACGGATCCAAGTCCCACAGCTCCACGTTCGCGAGCAGCCAGCCGCACTCCCCCGCCCACGTCGGCGGGTTGGACAGCGCCACGCCCGGGTTGTCCTCCCACACGGCTCGCACCGCCTGCGACATCTCGGAGAGCAGCCCGTGCTCGTCGGTTCGCAGGATGTCGTGGCGGCCCAGGTCGATCGGGGTGGACGGCTTGGCCCGGTGTGGACGCACCTGTCCCGGCTTCGGGTCTCCCGTGTCGCCCGTGGCGCGCCCCGATGCCCACAGCTCGGCGGCCATGTCGGGGATCTGTCGCAGACGGTCAAGCGTGTCAGACGGCTCCATCGGACGGCTCCTCGGCGTCGATATCGAGCCTTCTCATCGCACGCCCCCGATGGTCGCGACCCTGATCTGGGACCGGAATCCGACGGTGACCCTGATCGGCGTGGATCCGTCGATGTCGGCGCGCATCGCGTCTTGGACGAGTCCGGCCATCTCGTCGAGCGTCATGCCCGCCTTCGGGTCGATGGCGATCCACTGCACGGAGCGCTGCGCGCGATTCTGCGGTCCTTGCGTGGCTTGGGGGTCCAGATACTCAGGGTTGCTCATTGCGGCGCCTCTCTGTTCGATTCTGCGGGGCTGGTGGGGTGTGTGGTGTCTTTCGTTGCTGTCAGAACGGGGGCTCGTCGGTCTTGGCGGCGGCCCACGGGTCGGCTGGCGGCTCGCCCTGCGGGGGCGTGGCGGCGAACTGGCTGCCCTGCGCCTGCTGGGGCGGGCGCTTCGGGCCTGACCGGGTGACGGTGGCGGTCGCGAACGACAGATCCACGCCGACACCCTGGGCGGTGATCTCCCAGCTGGTGCGGCGATTGCCTTCCCGATCCTACCATTCGCGCGACTCCAGGCGTCCGGTCACCACGACGCGGGTGCCCTTGGTGAGCGACTCGGCCACGTTCTCGGCGAGAGTCCCCCACGCCTGCACGCTGTGCCAGTCGGCACCGTCATCGACCCAGTTTCCGGACTGGTCCTTGCGACGGCGATTGACGGCCACCTGGAAGCTGGCGACCGCCTTGCCCGACGGGGTGAATCTCAGAGTCGGGTCGTCGGTGAGGTTGCCAACGACAGTGATCGGTGTGGTCATTTCGTCTCCTTGGTTTGGTGAAGGTCTTGCTTGAATTGGTCGATCAGTTCGCGCCGGAAGGCCGGATCTCGCTTGGGCGTCGGCTCGGGGGTGAAGCGAGGTGGCAGGTCGGTGATGTGCTGGACGCCTGCCCGGGTGGCGTTCCACCACGGGCCGGCTCCGAGGATTCGCTTCGGGGTGTTGGTGGTTGGGTCGCACGCGATCCAGGCGAAGGCCACCGCAACATCTTGGTAGGCCTTGCCGGCGAGGTTGTTCTCGATGAAGGTCCTCAGCGAGGTTGCCGGCCAGTCCGGGCGCAGGCCGTGGACGGCCAGTGCAACCCGCTCGATCTCGGTCTGGATCATCGTTCGACCTCCAAGTCCAAAATCGCGCGCACGGTAGAGAACTTGGACTTGGTACTTACGTAAGAACAGATATACGGGTACGGGTACGGGTACGGGGTTACGATCGGCTTACCCGTTTGCTTGCTCAGAGCTTGTCTCTTTTGGTCGTTTTGCTTACCCAACTCTGTAAGCACTTGCTTACCGGTTTGCTTACCCGTTTGCTTGCTCACGCCTGTCTCCCCACCTAGTCTGAGCTGACTTCTTGCCTCCGCGCCTGCCCGCCTCTGCTCGCTTGACGCGCAGCTCCTCCACCTCGCTTCCAGCTGGCTGGTAGGTGCTCCAGTCGTGGAACTGAAAACCGGTGCCATTGCGCTTCCATAGACCCGTCCCGACGAGCTCTTCTGCCGTCTGACGGTTCGCCTTGAACATCGCCAGCGCTTCAACGGGGACTTCTCCGTTCGTCAGCTGCTGTGACGACCATGACCCGGCCCGCACCCACAGGGCGATCGCCTTGTCTGAGCACCTGATCACCTTCGGGTGTGACCAGAACTGGTCGTCAACCTTGAACCAGGCCATCACTCCCCCTTTTCGTAGTGGTCTCGGTTGCCGTTGATGAGCGCGACGAGCTCACCGAGCGTCATCAGGACCCATTGGTCTTGCGGGGCTTGTGTGCCGCGTCTCTTGGCGACCACGACCCCGGCCAGGGCGTCGTCGTTGCCACGCTCCACATCTGCCTCACCGACCCACTGGGCCGCCTTGAACTGGCCGCCGTAGTCCTTGCACTCGACGACGACGCGGCCGGCCATGTGGCGCAGCCCGGAGATGTCTCCACGGTCCTTCGAGCCATTGCGGGCACGCCGCTCGATGCCGTCATCGACATGGCGAGCCAGGTAGTCGGCCACGCTCGTTTCGAAGCGAGTGCCGGCCGTGCGGGCCGAGCGACGAGAGCGGCTCATGCGTGGCCACCTGCTGCACATGCTGGGCACATCCCGTCCCGCCAGCCAGCGGCGGCAGCACGGGTATGCATGTCGTAGGCGTGGTCAGGCCATGCGGTCGAGTCAGCCACAGTCTCTGTCGCCTCGTGGCCGCACCTGACACAGCGGAGCGTGAACACGCCAACGTCCAACGACTCCAACCCCTGACCGCCACCCACGAGCCCGCCAGCCAAGACCGGCAGCTCATCCATCCACTCGGTACTCATGCCACCATCACCTGACTGGTATCCGCTTCCATCAGCAATGTCTTGAGTGCGGCGGCAGCCTGTTGCGGCACGACGCCGTTGCCGAGCGCGCGGAGCTGCGCGGTGCGCGAGATGTCCACATCGGTCACCCACCCGTCGGGGAGGCCCATCATCCATTCGACGAACCGCGCCGACAGGCGTCGGCCCTCACGTCCCGGCTCGGACGGCTCGGGTGCGGGTCGTCCGAGCGTGGATTCCCACCGGGCGATCGCCGGGGCGAACTCGCCCCACCGGTTGCGGTCGATCACATCGCGGAACGTGGTGTGTCCTGCCGTGAAGGCAGCTGACTTGTGTCCATCGGGACGTTCCGCGATCGGTGTCGGAAGCAGCGTCAGCGATGCTTCTGGGTTGGAAGTCTCCCGCCACTCCTCAGCAGGTCGTTCGCGACCATGATGCCCAGGTCGGTCACCCGGGTACGGCCCGGTTTCTTCGCGAGGTGATTCTGGGGACTGTTGCCCGATTGTTGCGCCATCGGCGTTGGCAGCAACGCCATATTCTCCGTCGCCGCTGCCCCAAGGCTGGCCCTGGGGGTGTGCAACAACGAAGACCCGCTCGCGTCGGTGCGGGGCACCGACATCGGATGCTCGAAGGCAACACCATCCCGCGTCATACCCGATGTTGGCCAGGTCCCCGAGTACACGTCCGAGTGCCCTGAGAGAAGGTCCGGCTGGTCGGTCTCCCAGATGTCGCGATTCGGATTCCAGGTCGCAAAGGGTGAAGGCATCGGCTGACAGTGCTCCTCGAACGTTTTCCCACACGACAAGGCGGGGGCGGATGGTTGTGATGGCGGTCATCATGGATTCCCACAGGCCTGACCGGGTGCCTGGCCTCATTCCTGCCCGCCGTCCGGCCATGGACAGGTCCTGACAGTTGTGGACGACGATCCCGGCAGCAATGAATGAGTGGTCGCGTTCGACGGTGAGGTCGTAGACGGTGGTGACCTCACCGGCCTTGGGAGCGCGGCGCAGCTTGAACCAGTGCCAGTCGGCGTCGGTCTCGGTGAACCGTCCATCGTCAGGCGTGGCACGGACCATCCACCACTGACGCTGGTTGACGGTGCGCCCCTCGATGACCGTCGTCGGCGCGACCTGGTACTGCGAAACGGTGCAGGTGTAACCGAGTGACTTGGCGAGCAACTCAATGCCCGTGGTAAGGCAGGCGGACACGGAGGTGGACTCCGTGAACTTGCGGCCCTCGGGCTTCCAGCCGTCACCGGACCAGTAGCCGTCGAGGAACGCGCGGCGATTCTCCTCGGTCTCGGCGAGGAGGAACGCGGGGATGGTCTTACCGTGGGCGAGCTTGCCGAAGTGCTCGGTAAGCCAGTCCCGTTCGGCTGCTGACTTGGGCATCGTGAGGCAGAGAGCCGTCTTCTGCTGGTGGTGAGTCCAGCCGGGGAAGTTGTCGGCGTCCGACTCCTTGCCCTTGCGGATGTAGACGTTCACCTGTTTGTTCACGTAGCCGTCCGCGACGAAGCGGCCGATCTGCCACCACGTGAGCGTGTCGGGCTTGGAGACACCTTCGTGGGTGACGGAGACGGGCGAGGCTGCGAACAGGTTGTGGGCGTCCTTCGCCTCAACCCACTCGGGGGCGTCGAGGTGGCGGCGGTAGTGGTGGATCGTGTTGTTCCACCGCCGCTGCGGTGCGCGGAGCCAGAGCCGGTGCTCGGGGGTGCAATAGGAGCCGCTGCGGAATTGGACGGTCTCGGAGGTGCGGCGCATCGTGTGGGTGACGCGCTGCCAGCGGGCGGCGTGGGTCCACACGAGGTCACCGACCTGCACGTCCTCGATGGGGCGGAGGCCGTCGTGGGTGAGGACGGAAGTGCCTGCAACGAAGCAGGGGCTCCCGCCACAGATCACATCCACCGGCTCAACCGCCTTCCAGTCGATGGCGGTGACGTCGCCAAGATTGGGGATGTCGGGATGGTGGGTGTCAAGGATCGTGCACGGGCCGGGCTCAACATCGGACACCCAGGAGACGCGGCCGCCGGTCACCGATTGCACACCCATGTCCAGCCCGCCGTAACCGCTGAAGAGACTGCCAATTGTGGGGGTGCTCATGCGTCCTCCGTGGTGAGTTTGATGCGGGGCTGCACCTGCTGGCGTTGCAGGCCCTCGAGGCCGTGGATCAGCTTGTCGAGGTGGTCGGCGTTGGCTTCCCAGCGGCGCAGGAGCCGGACCGCGTCGGCGGTCGTGGGGTCTGGTACCTTGACCCTGCGGTAGATGTATGCCGTCTGCCACAGGGCGTGGCAGGCGGAGCGGATGTCTTTGGCGTCCCACACGATCGAGTCGTCCCGGAGGGTGTTCATGCGTCCTCCTTCATGAAGGTGATCCAGTGGGTCAAGGGCCTTGCTCATGCCGCCACCGCCTTCGCGGGCGCATCAGCACAGGGCCTGGCTCGCAGGTGCATGTGCTTGACGCGCAGCCGGGGGCTGACGTCCGCCTCGGCCACGTCGGTGATGTCCCACGTGACCCATTCGCCCGCGGCATCGCCCCACTGGCAGGCCGCAGCGAAGTCGCCGCAGGTCTCGAGCCAGGCTGTGGTGCGGGCGCCGGCCCGATCCCATTCCAAGGACTGCACATGGTCGGCGATGCCGATCTCGTCCAGCTGGTCGAGCGCGGCGCGCAGTGATCCCGGAGTGCTCATGACGCGTCCTTCAATGCTTCCTTGGCTGCCATTGCCTGCGATGCACGGACTTCAGTCCACTGCGGTCCGAAGTGCGGACTGTCAGGGTCAGGCATGTGCTCCAGGTCCAGCCATGCGGCACCACTAGAGATGAAGGGGCAGGGATACATCCTCAACCAGCTCTGTAACTCTCCCGACACGGAGGACGTGAGAACCACGGGCAGACCTGGGATCGACGCTGCTTGCCACCGGCGTGCGTCCCATGTGGCGCGCAAGGGATTGTTCTTTCGTGGCTCGAACCGAGAGCGTGAACGCCAGCAGAACTTCCACCCGGCAGGCTTCTTCTCGTCCGACGTCACGATCCCCAACAGCCTGATAGCGGTCCGGGTGGAAAAGAGGAACAATTTGGCGCCCGGGATTCCTGTCCGGATCGTCTTGCCGAACCACGCCTTGGTGTCGTCGATCCATGCCCGTCGTGACAGCTCGTTCTCTTCGATGGTGGCGATGACTTCAGGGTCGGTCGATTTGGCGTACTGGGTGGCCTTCATGGTCATGCTCCTTTGGTTGTGGTGGTGCATTGCGGGCAGAGGTCGACGCGCCAGGCGGGGTGTGTCCAGCCGGCGGTGCGTGCTCGGGCGTGCAGGTCGGATTGCACTTGGAGGGCGGTGGCGTCTCCACGAAGGCCGATGTCGGTCGCCAGAGCTATGCCGCAGCCGTTGCACAGGATCGAGCGGACTTGGAGGCCACGGCCCCACCGGTCTGCTTCTCCGAGTTGTGTGGTGGTAATCATGCGTCCATCACCGAGAAGCATGAAGGGCAAAGGTCCAGCTCCCCCCACTCTCTGAGGCCCCCGCCATCGCGGGCACGCTCCCTCAGGAACTTGACGGCGATTACCTCACTACGCTCGGTCTTGCACGAAGCGGCGACGAGCCAGTCGAGCGGCGTCCCGCAGCGGTCGCACCTCATCGACCAGGTGAACCGTGTTTCGAGCGGCCCGATCGTGGTGTCTTTGAAGATCATGGGTTTCCTTTGATGGTGGTGTGGCAGTGCCGGCATCGCCCGTCGACGCCGAGGGCGTGGCGGGGCTGGTGGTCGGCCCAGGGTGTCAGTCCGGCGATGACATGCAGGGCTGGGCATGTCTGGTCGGAGGGTGGCTGTTCGGACGGCTCGGCGGCTTCGCGCAGATGGACGAAGATCCCCGTGTGGTTGTACGTGGCGCGGCGGGAGCGGTTGGCGCTCATGCGGCCCTCCATGTGAAGCGGAAGCGGCCCGTGTCGTTGCGTGATGCTCCGACGATCCGGTCGGCGAGGTCCTTGCGGCCCCACCCGGTCAGGGCGGCCTGCAGCGCCGCCGCGTTGCGGTATCCGGTCGCCCGGGCGACATCCTCGGGGCCCCGTGTACCGGCGATCCATTCCACGTCAGCGATGACCCTGTCGCGGTGCGTCTCGCGGGTCAGCACGATCTGATCGGCAAGGTCCCGACGCCCCCAGCCGCGCAAGGACTGTTGCAGGCCGTAGCGCGAGCTGTAGCCGAGTTCGGCGGCGATCTCGTCGGCCCTGTCCACCCAGACCAGCTTCTCGACCGCCTCGATGACTTCCCGTCTGCGCTGGGCTGCCCGGTCGGTGGTGATGATCCGGGCGGCGAGGTCGTCACGGCCAGCGCGGCGAAGGGTGTCCCGCAATCGTCCGGGCCGGTCGGCCCCCGTCGCCTCCAGGAGCGTGCTGGTGTCGGCGCCGCCACGCAACAGCTGCTCGACGACCGCCGCGACCTTCTGGGCCTTGGCCAGTGGTGCGCTCATGACTCCTGCACCTGCCTAACCGCCGTGCGACGCCGACGAATCTCGCGGACCCGCCGCACCGGCGCGCCACGCTCGATGCGCTCGCGGTCGGAGGCGGTGAGCCCACCCCAGATGCCGGCCTCGTGGTGGGCCAGCGCCCAATCCAGGCACTGCTCGGTTAAGGCGCACCGCTCGCAGATCCTCACCGCCGCCACGGCCTTGCGGCTGTCCTCGTCGGCATTCCAATCGGCATCCGACCGCACCGAGCAGGCCACCTTGTCGCTCACCCACTCAGGGATGGCGTCCTCGACACCCGCCCACACGTCGTGGTGCTCCTCGGGCCAGCTCATGACTCCACCGGCCCATCCTGATGCCAGCCGGCACCGATGAGCCCGCCCACCAGCTCGACCATCTCAAGATCAGTCAGGCCGAGATGAAGGGCGAGGATCGTGCGGGCCAGGCCATCCCACTGCTGCCACCTCTCGGCAGCATCCGCAGGCAAGGTGCTCATGCCGCACCGCCCTCGACCGGCTCGGCGTCGAGGACCTCGCCAGTGGTGGGATCGGCCCCGCTGTTCTCCCAGCTGGCGAGAGCGCCCAGGACACGCTGCTTGTCTGCCTTGGCCAGCGATTCCCAGCTCTTCAACGGATGTCCCAGCACGCGCTGGGCAAACTCCTTGAACTGGCCGCCGTTCAGGTGGAGGGCCTTCATGAAGTAGGCAGCGGTCTTCTCCGGCTCGGCCACGACCTGATGGACACGCATCGTGGACCGGCCTGCACGCTCGGTGCGCTCATCGAGCTCTTCGGGTGTGTAGACAATCCCCGCCAGCACCTCAGGGCAGGTGAGCCGGATGTTCTCCGAGGCCGCCCGGTACTTCAACATCAAGCCCGGGTTCTTCTGCCAGTGGCCCTTGCCCCACAGTCCGGCGGTCTTCGCCTTGGCCTCGTCCCAAGTGACGACCGATTCGTGCCCGGGATCGTCGGCGCGGATGATGATGCAGGTGGCCTGCTTGTCGTCGCCGGACAGGCGCACGATGTGCCCGGCTCGGCGGGCGAGCGTCATCATGAGCTTCGCCTCCATGGAGACGCCGCCGTTGATCACCGTGATCTGGTTCACCGCGACGAGCGTGCCGATGCCCAGCTCGCCGCCGTACTCCATCGCCACCAACACATTCGCGGGCTTGCCCTTGTAGGCGGCGGGCAGGAGCTCGGAGTCGGCCAGGGCAGAGGCATAGTCGAGCTTCTGCTGAAGCGTCAGGCCTGCCGTCTCGGAGCCGACCGCCGCGATCGACCCCGACGGGGTGGGGGCGGTGGTTTCAATGTCGGTGCTAGGTGTGGTTTCGGTCATGTCAGGAGTCCTTTTCGTCATCAGTGGTGTGCACCCAATCGGGCAGCTTGGATAGTTGGATCACCGCAGGGATCGCGGGCCATTCGTCGAGGGTCAGGCAGCGGTCCCACAGGTCCAGGGCACGACGCATCTGACGCCTGCCCTCGGCCAGCTGGTCAGCTGAAACCTGATAGATCGCGAGCAAGAAGGGCGGCTTCGTCTCCTGCACGACATGCAGGAAGATGGCGTCCTCATCGACCAGATCCAGCGAGATCGCCTGGTCCATATAGGCGGCGGCTTGGATGTGGTAGCCGAACTGCCAGCTGTGCTTGATCCAGTCGGGCAGCTCGACGGACTGTCCAGATGTCTTGAAGTCGACGATGGTCTTGCGGTCCGCCAGGAAGTCGAGCCGTCCCCGCTGCCAGCGTCCCGTCTCCTCGTCAATGGTGAACATCGACAATTCAGGAGAACCAGCCCCGCGCGTGAACAGCTCACCTGCCACAGGATTGGACAGGATCGCCTCAGCCATCGCATCCACCTGGGCGGAATCCTTCGCCAGCACGGGAGTTCCGCCGGCATCCCACACGGCCTGACGCGCCTCACGCGAAGCCTTCGTGGTCCAGGCAGGGAAATCCAGCACCTCGACACCGGCGCCGCGTCCCAGCACCTTCTCGTGCGCGGCGCTGCCGAAATCGAAGACGGCCTTATGTTCCTGCCCGTGAGACATGATCTCTCGCAGACGGGCCGGGCCAGCCTCACCCGAAACAATGGTTTTCGCCATCGTGGACGACAGGGACGGCTCGACGCAGGGATCCGAGTGATACTCGCCCTCCGGCATGTCCTTAACCGCGCACGGCTTGGTGATCGGCATCATGCGATCACCCGACCCATGACCTGCTCCCACGGGCCCACGAGGGTGCGGAAGTCCTCGACGGAGATCAGGTCCTTGACGAGCCATCCGAGAGCAGCGCCCCGAACAGCGTTCAGAGCAGTGCCCAAAGCACCGCCCTGGGCAGCGTTCAGAGCACCGCCCCGAGAGGCGACCAGAGCGGCGAACCGCGCGACGTCCCGAGCGAAGCCCCGAGCGAAGCCCCGAGCGGCAGACATTTCGAGGGTCTGGTCCTCCGTGAGACTCTCAACCTGTCCGAGCAGCGCCTCAATCTCGCGCCCCTGGGGTCCAAGCGCCTGCCATGCGGGGAGCTCTTCGATGACGCGCCACCTGATCGAGGCCCTCGTGCTGGGCAGCCCCACGGGTTCAGGGATGCTCACCTGTCTGCCGTCGGGGACGACCCGCAGGAGACGGCACGGCCAGCCCATCCCGGCGCAGTCGGTTTCCACCGTCGAAACCGAGAGATAGGTGCGGGCGTCGTCCCCCACGCGTTCGCTCGTCGGATGCTCAACGACCCAACCCCCGGCAGGGATCGGTGCGCCATCATCGGGCAGCCAGCGGACCTTGCCGGTGTAGAAGTCAGTGCCGTCCGCCCTAACGGCCTTGAAATAGGTGCGGTTCATGCCGCCACCTCGATCGGACCCATGACCTGCTCCCACGGGCCCGTCAGGGTGCGGAAGTCCTCGACGGAGATCAGGTCCTTGACGAGCCATCCGAGAGCAGCGCCCCGAGCAGCGACCCAAGTGGCGTACCAAGCAGCGCCCCGAGCAGCGTCCCAAGCGGCGTACCGAGCAGCGCCCCGAGCAGCGCCCCGAGCAGCGACCCGAGCAGCGACCCGAGCGGCGTGCCACGCGGCGTTCCAAGCAACGTCCCAAACGGTGTCCCGTGCGGCGTCCAGAGCCCTGTTCAGGGCCGCGATCTGGCGTTTGGTCAGATGAGCGGTTTGCTCGATGATGTCCAGGACCGTCCGCCCCTGGGGACCGAAAAGCCGCCATGCGGGGAGCTCTTCTATGACGCGCCACGCGTGCGCGGCCCGCTTGCGAGGAAATTTGTCGGGGCGAGGGGTCCACATGGCACCTACGGGCTCCACGGACAGGAGGAGAGCAGGCCACTGGAAACCTGTGCAGTCCGTCTCCACCGACGACGCCGACAGATAAAAAGCTGCATCCCAGCTGCCAACCTCACCAGGATGCGGATGCTCGACAAGCCACCCGCCCTCCGGGATCGGTGCGCCATCAGCAGGGAGCCACCGGACAGTCCCGCTGTGGAAGTCGAAGCCGTCAGGACGGACAGCCTTGAAGAGCCGGGAACCAGCAGGCGTGGCCGGCGCCTTCACATCAGGGGTTTCAACGGCTGGTGGCCTCATGCCGTTGCCTCCGCTCTGCGGGGCGCCGGCGCGGGGGCGAGGATCTCGGACAGCGTGCGACGACGCGCACGACGGGGCTGTGTGTCAGGCATGGTTGGACTCCTTGAGGCATGTGATGGTGAGGCCGAGCACAAGCGCGGCCATGAAGAGAAATTGAATTGAGGAGGGCGCGAAACCGACGGCGGCGGCACCCAGGGCGATCAGGATTAGGAAGCGGCGCGGGCTAGGCATCGGGCAAGCTTTCGACCCACTCGCGGAACCGCCAAGCGGGAAGCAGATAGCGCTTTCCGTCGGTCTTCCAGCCGGGCATCGGGAAGACCCGGCCTTTCGGCTTCGTCGCCAGGCGGCAGGAGCGCACGTAACCGACGCTTGCGTGGAGTAGCTCGGCGACGTCCTTCTGCGTCAGGGGGCGCACATCGTCGAAGTCATCGACCTTCACGGCGCACCCCCATCGCGAGGACGATCACGCCGGCCACGATCAGCAGGGCGATGATGTTGCCGGTGAGAGTCGAGGTCATGCCGCCACCTCCTGGACGACGAGGCCCCAGCGCTTTGCCATCTTGGAGATCGCCTCAGCCCCTGCCGGAGTGACCTTCAGGGTGTGCATTACCTCGCCCTTAAATCGGGGTGCCTGGTGATTCGGGACCGGGCGAAAGTATCGGGCCTTGTCAGAGCGCGGTGAATAGCGGTGCTCGATGACCTTGCAGCCCTGAGAGTTCGACCAGCGCGAGGACTCCTCCGCGTAGATCCACTCGTGTGCGAGCAAGGCGTCGCGAATGGCGCCCTCCTGCACTCCGATCGACTTGGCCACATTGCGCAGGAGCCGCAGATCCTCGTCGGCCACGAAGGCGTCAACGTAGTCGGCCTTGGGCTGCAGCTGGGCCACCCTGGCCCGCTGGGCCTTCAGCTCGGTGAGCGTCCGGATCATAACGTCCGGATCGGCCAGCATCGCCTCGACTGCATCCGGAGTGGCATACATGCCGCGCTTGCGGATCGAGGGAATCACCTCGTGGGTAACCCAATGCTGGAATCGCTTCACAGCGGCTCGTTGGGCGACGTCGACCATCCGGCCTGTCTGGCGTTGCAGGATGGCTTGGTACATGCCGGCCTCGGTCAGCGTGAGCATCTCCTGCTCACCGCCAGGGGTACGCACCGGACGCGTACCCCTTTCCTCTAGGTCGATGGAACGCATCATGTCGGGTGCGTTCCGATAGTTGAGGGCCTTCGCGAGATCTGACGCGACGACCTGAGGCTCGCCGGACTCATCGGTGATGAACCGGACTTCCTGACCGTGGTAGTCGAAGGGTAGAATGCTCATTGGAAACTCCTTTGGTTGGCTCCCGTCTGTGACAGCAGGCGGGGGCTTCTTCTGTTTGGGGGCTAGGCGGCGGCTTCACTCGTGAGAACGTCGGGCGTGATACTCACAGGCGGTATCCCGAGCGCGCCGGCGATCAGGAAGATGTCCTCGATGTTGACGGGCGATCGGCCCATGAGCTTCCGACGCAGAGTGGTCAACGGGATTCCCGTCAGCGTGGCGACTTCAGCCCGACTGGTGTCGCTTCGCTCGATGGCGGCGGAGATCATGTCCGCAGCCTCCAGGTTGATGTCTGAACTGGCCATATGGACAGCTTGCCATGCCATATGGCCAGATGCAAGTGCCGAGCATCCCAATCGGACCGGAAAACTGTCCAATGTGGCGGCTATGCTGACAGCATGGACCAGAACCAGGCCAGCAAGCGTGATGCAATTCGCGCCGCGATCGCCGCCCAGCTTCGAGCCGAGCGAGCCGCCAAGGGCTTAACCCAGGTCGAGACCGCTCGACTCGCTGGAGTCAGCGAATCCACCATCATCAGGATCGAGCAGGGCAAGCGGGATCTCCCTGTCGCACTCCTCTTTGAGCTTGCTCGCGTGCTCGACTTTGAACCCGGCGTCTTCATGGACGCCGCGCAGGCGCGATACCAGCGCTGAGCCCCACCCACGCGCACGACGCTCTGCCCACTCCGCTACTTCAGTGCACTCCATTGTGCGGGCCGATCCACCAGAGATCGAGCCGTGTCCGAGAGGCTTCCATGTTTCGTACATGCGTACGAATGTAGACCTCGCCACCCACGCTCTTCAGGGGGTGGCGAGAATCCCATCGATGTAATTCTTGCCACTTGCCCTCATCACCCCCAGGCGGGCAGGTTCCGCGGCTAGGTTGCTGTGGACAGCATGTGAACCAACCAACCAAGGAACCCGAATGACCCACACCATGCGCCGCAAGGCGCTCGTCCCCATCGCCCTGCTTGCGTCACTCTGCCTCGCCGGCGCGCTGACCGCGTGCGATCCCCAGACATCAGGATCGTCATCATCAGCCTCCAAGACTCCGAAAGCGGCGAAGACGCCGACGGCCACGAAGACGCCCACTGCGTCCGCCACGCCCACACCCGTCGAGGCAACGACCACTGGACTCACCATGACCGGCGCAACCTCTGGCTGTGGCACCTATGCGAGGGATGCCTTGGGCAAGCAATACCCATCGCTTAAGATCAAGGTCCACTCAACCGTCGATTCGGTCGCCGCCCTCAATAAGACCGACGATCTGTGGAACGTCAACATCGGCGCCGACGTCGGCTCCGCCAAATACACGGTTCACTGCGACGTGACCGGCACCGACCAGGCACCCGTCGTCAGCAACTTCCAGGCGTGGTGACGGACGTGCTCTAAGGCGCAAAAGAGCCGCCCACCAGACCGCGATTGGTCCGGTGGGCGGCTCTTTGCATGCTCAGCTCTCGAGCTCCAGCCCGAGGCGGTCCTGCACCTTCATGAGGGCGGCGCGTGCTGCTTCGAGGTCGGTGTGGGCGTAGTGCTCGGTCGCCGCGAAGCTTGCATGCCCGACGATCGCGATGACCACTGATTCCGGGACCCCGGCAGCAAGCAGCAGCGACACGGTGGAGTGTCGTGCTTCGTGGAGGACGTAGAGGTTTCCATCCTCCTTGTGGACCCCGGCGACGCGCTGGAGTCCACGCCATGCCCGCAGGTCATGGACCCGCGTGGGCGGCGCCCCGGTGGGCAGCGGCCACACGAGCCCGAAGGGGCTGTCGCCCTGTATGTCGCGCCAGCGGGTGAGAGCCTGGCCCATCCAGGGGACGATCGGGACGCGGCGGATCCCTGATCGAGATTTCGGTGCCACGAGGCAGTGGCTGCCTTCCAGCCGGGTGACCTTGTATCCCGGTGGAAGCGCCGCGTCGGGCTTGATGCGCTGGAGTTGACGATCAATGGTGATCGTCCCCTTATCGAGATCGACACGATCCCACGTGAGGCCTCGAGCCTCTCCTGACCGAAGTCCCTGCATGAGTGCGGCAGCCCACCTGGAGGGGTCCGTGTTTTGGGCGGCAGTCCATTCCAACCGCTCCATCTTGAGTTGTTCACGCTTCTGCGCTTCTGCTGGTGCGAGCTTCGAGATGGCCCCGTAGGGCAGGTCGGGAAGGCTGGGCGGCTCCGGCCAGGTGTCGCGTGCGTTTGCCGTCGAGAGCAGGTTGGCCGCCTGGATGGCGCTCAGGGCGGACCTGTTGGATGCGCCGATGCCCGGGATCCGGGCCAGCATGACGGAGTCGGGGATGCGGTAGCCGTTCGCGCGGGCAGCCTTCAGGATGCGCCGCAGGAGCAGCCCGGCATAGTGAGACGTTGTCGCCGACAGTCCCCCGTCTCGGCAGACCCGTTGCAGCTTCGAGGCGTCGCGCGCTGTCAGTTCGGACAGGCGCCGGGCACCGATGGCTGGGACGATCCAGTTGCGCACCATGGACTCGTCGGTGGCGAAGGTTGTTGGTCTGGCAATCGATCGGTAGTCGTCCAGCCATGATGCCGTCCAGCTCTTGACGGTCTCCCTGGGGTTCACATTCATCTGCTGGGTGTCTGACCAGATCTCCCGCTTCAGGTCGCGCAGCTTCCGCTTGCATTCGGCCTGGGTGCGGCCGTACACCCATCGGCGCCGGCGGTTCCCGTTCGCCTGCCAGCCGTCATAGGCCGATGCTGCCCAGCGCCCGTCGGAACGCCGGGTCGGCTGGGTGCCGTCCCCGTAGCTTGCGCGTGACAATGCGACCATCCTCCTGGGGCGATCTGACAACCAATCTGACAACCAATTCGGTGCTATCACCCAGCTATCAGGGTAAGACACCGGAGGCCGGTTTACGCCTGAAATCGTCATTTCGGCGGTCCCCAGACTAGCACGATGCCCGTTTCCCAAGCTAGACACGCGGGTTCGATTCCCGTCGCCCGCTCCATCTGTTTCAGGCGTAGATCAGCCGGTACCACCTCCTCACTCCCCGTCGACGGGTCAGGTTTGACAACCAATTGACAACCAATTGATTCAGTGCGCCCTCCAGGGCTACTGGGCCCAGGTGTCCGACGCGGCACGCGAGGCAAAGGAGCGCGACTCGGCGGGGCCAGTGCCACGAGAATCCCCAGCCTCTCCCCCTTGACATCGCGAATACTATGGCCCTAGTATCGATTCAGGAGCTCGGGGAAGCCCCCCGACCCAGTGAAAGGGCCAGAACAATGACTGCTACATACTTCCTCAATCGGGCCCACATCGACCTTCCCGCCACCGCTCCGGTGGGGATTGGCCGCGAGGTCGAGGACATGGCCACGGCTCAGCCGTCCAGGATCATCGGCAAGAAGTGCGCCGCGATCCCCCAGAGCGTGGTGTGCACCGGGGCTGGCGAGCCAGCCGAACGATAAGGCCCGCATCTATTCGGAAGACAGAAAAAGCCCCGGCGAGAAGCCACTCGCCGGGGCAACCCTCGCACATGCGAGGACCAGAACAACCACAATTCTAGCCGAAGGAGCACAGCAGTGAGCCAGACCCATGCGCGGGGCGCCGATAAAGGGCCGGAGCGGGGTCCGGGCCAGCCGCCCATCGGGCCGGTCGTGAAGGCCAATTTGCCGCCGGCCATGATTGAGCAGCTCGACCGCATGGTGGCCGATGGTACGGCGGACAGTCGCGCGGATGCGATCCGCCAGCTCCTCGCCAAGGGCCTCGAAAAGTGATCCAAATTGGTGGAGCTTCCCCCTTGACATCCCGAATACTATGGCCCTAGTATTAGAGACATGGAAGGGGAAGCCACCCCGACCCAGTGAAAGGACCAGAACAATGCACCGCAAGGATCTCGGAAACCGCCCCTTCGACCCCGTCATCACCACCCTTGGCGCCGGCTTCGCGTCCGTCGCAGACCGCGAGACCGGCAAGGACCTCGGAACCGTCTCCCTCATCGACTTCCCCGCAGCTGCGGGGGTGATCCCTCGTTCGGTAGCAGACGAGTGATCGAGTTGAAGTGTTCCCCGCATGTGCGGGGGTGAAGGGCATTCGGCCACGGACCGGGCGCCCTTCTTCATGTCCAGACGCAAAAAGAGCCGCCCACCTGGACCGGTGAGGGTCACAGTGGGCGGCTCTTTGGGTCGCGGCAGGTCAGGCGGCGAAGATCGGCGTGCCGGGCTCCACGCTCACGGGCGCGCTTGCGGCGGCAGGCACCTCAGGGTCTGCAGCGGTCTGCGGCTGGTCCTCCTGCTCGGCTCGCCGGGCGGTGACGGGATCCGGAGTGACAGTCTCCGCGTTCGGGAGGTTGGCCTTGGCGAGCGTGTTGGTGATAGTGCCGAGCACGCCCACGAGGGTCACGGCCAGCGCCGCCCATTCGTCGCCCCAGTGCAGGGCGAGACTGAGTGGGCCGACCACCGCGGCGGCAGCCGAAATGACCAGGGACAGGACGTAGATCCATGCGCGAGTGGTCTCGCTGAAAGGTGACTTCATCACTTGGCCTCCAGATTCACCGTGGCGGTGTCGATCATCGCCTGCACGCCAGCCTTGGCTCCTTCGGCAGCAGCAGCCCTAATGGCGTCCGCGTCCACGCCGTTCCCTCCCTGCACCTGCTTGAGCGCCTCGGCCAGACCGTCGATCTTGCCCGACAGCTCACCGAAGCGGGCACCCAGCCGCTGTTGCAGGCTGAAAAGGGCTGTCTCCGGATATTCTTGATGCCCATCGAGCCGGTCGGCATACATTGGGCTTGCAGCGCCGCCGCCACCCCACACGGCAGTGGCGATATTTCGAAGGTCGTCGGTTGACAGGGGCATGTCGTCTCCTCCTTGGAGATCGTCGGTGAGCAGGACGTTCTTGTCGATCGGGGCCGAGGTGTACTGGTGTATGGCAATCGGCCAGCCGCCCGGCCACGGCCCCGAATATTCGCCGGGGCGTTGGGTGTAATCAGCCATCCACAGCGGCAATTGCGCGAGCCGTGCCCGCTCGTCGCTGCTGGCCGCACCCAACAGGGCATTCGCCCAGGAGCGCGAGCAATAGACCAAGGTGGGCTTGCCGGTCGCCTTCACCCGATCGGTCCAGGCGAGGATGAAGCTGACGCGCCCGGCCCATGACAGGCCGTCGCTGGGATCCTCGACATCAAGGGCGAGCCAATCGACATCACCGGGCAGATGCGCGAGGAAGTAATCGGCCTGCGCCACGGGATCGCCGCCACGCATGAAGTGATAGGCGCCGGTGGTCACCCCACGATCCGTGGCGACCTTGTACCACTGGGTACGGTTCGGGTTCACATAGCCGGTGCCTTCGGTGGCCTTGATGATGCAAAACGACATGCCCTCCAGCAGGCCACCATCGGGGGCCTGATAGGACGACACGTCAATACCACGATCCATGTTGCTTCCTTCCAGATCAGAAAGACCCCCGCACAAGGCGGGGCTCAGTCGGGTGTGTTGGTGTCGTCGGGTGGGGGTGGATAGCCGTCGGCGTAATCGCTGGTCCACTCATGGTGGCTGCGGCAATAGCCGCGAGCGTGCCAGTAGGCCTCAGCCCACAAGCCCGCCAGATTCAGCGAGTCAATCGCGTCGTGGGCGGCCCTCATCTTGCGGCCGGACTTGCCGGTGCGCCACCCAACCAGCCCCTTGATGAGCGTGACGAGCGCGCCAAGGAATCCGGCGCCGCCCAGCACTGTGATCCAGGTCTGGAAGTCATTCATTCATCCCCCGCCTCTGGAGGCCCGGGCCGAGGCAGCGTCGGGTCGGCTGGCAGCGTCCTGATCCTGATCCAGCGTGTCACCACAAGAAGCAGCAGCCCCAGCGCCGAGGCCACTTCCCACGGCCCGTCGGGAGGGGAGATCGCCACGACGAAAGACAGGTGTACCGCGAAAGCGGCACCGATCGCCACCAGACCGGCGCGCTCGATCCACCACTGGCCCCACGGGCATCCGATCAGCCCGCACACGCCACCAGCGATGAGCAGGCCGCCCATCATGTCGCGGACCCCCATCGTGGAGGCGTCGTCGATCGCCCAGAAGCCCAGCGCCAGCAGTGCGGCGTAGGCGGCTGTCATCATGATTGTGACCGATTTCGGTTCCGCAAGCATGTCCCAGATGCCGCGAAATATCGGCTTCCGTTTCGGCATCGCCATCACCACCCCACTGCGATCCAGTTCACGCGCACGAGACCGGCTCCATGGCCCGGAGCGTGAAAGCGGAACTGCCACCGGTCGGACAGGAGATTCCCGTCCGCGATGGCGCCGTCATGGGAGGTCGAATCGCCCGACGATGCCACCACCATCACCAGCCCATTAGGAAATGGCGTCGTGAAGGCCAATGACCCGAAGCCATTTTCGTCAGTCGTCACCACGGACGAATCACATTTGATGATCGGTGCAGTCCCAGCCGGGATTGTGCCGCTGTCGGACTGGACCGTCGGGACGACAGGGATCGTCGGGAGCGGTCCGGTCTGCTCCCACTCGACTGTGAGCTTCCCCTCGCCTTTCAGCACCTGAGAGGCGACCCAGGTCTTGCCTGTCGTCGTGTCCCGAAAGCGCGCCCCGACGATAGGTCCGTCCGCAACGTCAAAGGTCGTTGGCGGTGTCCCGCTGCCGGTCATCCAGAAGCTGTTGCCCATCTTCGCGGACACTTGAGCGCCTTGGGCGATCTTCGCCGACGCGGCCGCATCCGTCGCCGAAGCAGCCGCGGCTGTCTGCGCTGCCGATGCCGACGAAGCCGCCGAAGCCGCCACCGAGGCTGCCCCCGTCGCCGTGTCCAGAGCCTTGTCGGCGGTGCTGCTCGCCGCCTGCGACACGGTGACAGCGGTCTGAGCGGAGTCGATCATCGTGCCGAGCGTCTGCCAGGAGTCTTGTCGCCAGCGTCGCCCGGACGCGTCCTCGACCCACACCGTGGGGCCGACTTCGGCACGGAAACGGAAGCGCCCCACATCGTCGGTGAGGACTCTTGACACGAGCACCCATCCGTCGCCACGGTCCTGCTGCACCGCAACGGCAGAGCCGGCCACCTCGGCATCCCACACGCGCAGTTCGATGCCGGGGCGCACGTCGCCTGCGGCGTCGGTCACCACATCGGCGGGAGCGAAGCCGTAGTCCCATGTCATCAGAGGATCCTTTGATATGCCAGCTCGGAAATAATCGGGCGCGCAACCCCGGAACGCTGTTGGATCGAGAACGCCAACTGGTCGTCCTTTTTCAACGAGATCGTCCGTGAGCCCGTCCACCGCCAATACCATGACGCCGGGGATGATCCGCCGAACCCGTACGTGGCGCCAATCGCCACCTGAAACTCGCGGATTTTCCCGTCTTCGGAGCCGTTCTCTTCCGACGCATAGGCGAACAGCGAATAGGTTCCCGTTTCGGGGATTGTCAGTTTCCGCACCTCGGTCCATATGTCCGAGTTGATCGTGTCGGTTCCGCGCGTCGAGACGATGTCGGAATGTTGCACGATCGTAGACCACTCGTCCAAAGTGTCCGACGTTTTCACCCAAATCGCGTTCAGCTCGGCCGACACGACGACAGTCCCGGCGGGTGCCTGAATCGACGACGAGGACGCCCGCCCATATTTGGCGGTGCGGTCGGCGATGCTGGATGCGTGGCCGATGAGGGAGGGGCGCATCGAGTCCAGTAGCGTGATGATCGTCGCCGGCACGTCCGGTGCGTCAGGACCAGTCGGGACGGTGAATTTGTCAGGGCCATAGACGGTTGCCATGGAGGCCTCCTTGAGTCGTGGAAAATGAGGAGTGCAGGGTCAGGCGAGGGCGCCGATCAGCACCCATTCGCCGCCGGATAGCCGTAACAGCAGCGCCCGGTCCCCCGCTGAAGGCTTGTAGCTATCGAGCCGGCGGACCTCGTGGGTGAGAGTGCCGCGCTGGACGCGCACCGACCGCCCGTCGCCGCCCACACCGAGCACCTGGGCAAGCGCCACCTGCTCGGTGTCTTCCCCGATCAGCCCTTGCAGGGCAATGTCTGGTGCACTCATGCGATCGTCTCCCCCGTGGTCGTCGTCTCTGTCGTGATCAGCTCGGTGCCGGTCGTGCCGCGCGTCTGGCAGGTCATCGACGCCCCCACCAGGTCGCACGACACTGATTCGAGCACGACGGTGACCGGACCATCAGTGGTCTGCACCACACCCACATCCCCGGCGCGTTTGGCGGGGTCGAAGAGGGTTGTCAGGTCCAGGGTGCGTTTGATGCCCAGGCGCGGTTGCAGCATCGCCTTCGCCGCCGCCTCCACCTGCGAGACGTCAGTGAAGAGGCTCGATGCGTAGAAGATCGGGACTGTGCCGAAGCCGCCCTTAGAGACCGGAGTGTCAACGTTGGTTGGTGACCACGAATTGTGATCAGCCACGGTCACCGGCCCCAACACGGGCACGTTGGTGTTGGTGGACTCGCCGCGCGCCACGACAGCATTGCGGATCGTCGAGCGGTCCTCACTGGACACCGCCGACAGCAGCGCACCGCCCTTGCCCGCCTCGATCGTCCACGCCGCCGTCCCATCCAGCACCGGAGGCGGAGCCACGTGCCACACGCCCCGTGCGTCGGTCGAGACCTGGGCGCCCAGCATCCGCGCCACCGACGTCTCCGACGAATTCGAGCCGTCGATAAAGGCCCACCGGTCACGCTCCACCACCGTCGCCGGGATATTGCGGCCCGGATCGATCCCGCCATCGAAGACGATCTCCGCGTCAGGGAGCACCTCCCGGATCAGACCGCCCAGCACATCGATCGCAGCGCCCGACACCTCGCGAGGCTCGACCAGCCGCGAGTCCATCAGCTGCTGCTCCCATGACGAACCGGTCACCTGGACTGCCGCGACCTGCGTACCGGACGGCCCGGCAAGGGTGGTGTCTGAGGTGGTGTCAATCCGGAATTCGCCGAGCTGGATCGTCTCCTCCCAGCTGTCGGTGTGATGCATCGACACGAAGACGCGCGCCCTGCAGCCGAAGACGGTCAGGCCCTCGGCGTCGGCCTTGCGCAGGGTGCAGGACAGCTTCCACCGCACCTGCTGGCCGGTGGACTCGTCCACCGAGCAGGCGGTGGGCACCACGTCATGCCAGGTCTGGCCTCCGTCGGAGGACCAGGAGACCATCACCGACCAGCGTGCACCGGCCCCTACTGAGGAGGCCCATCGCTTGGATACTTCGATCATCAGAACCTCACTAGCTCGAGGAATGTCTTGGATGTGCGGGCGAGCTCGGTGAAGCTCCCCCGGGTGGCCGCCACACGCGCATAGCTGGTGCCGGGCGCCCAGGCGGGCAGGTCGGCGGTCGCGGGAGCGGTGATCGGCGTCAGCGTGCACGACACCGTCCAGGCGTCGCCCTGCTTGGTCGCTGACACGTCGCCGGGCAGCGCCCACATCGGCGGGAAGCCAATCGACGTTTCGGGCCTGAAATAGACCGGCCCCAGCGACAGGGCATCCATGATCGCGTCACGCTCGGCGAGCGCTTTGGAGGCGTCGGGGAATCCCGCGAGCCACGTCCATCCCTGTGCCGCGTCGGTGGGGATGTCCCAGCCGCCCGCCTGCAGCCTCGATGAGGGCACCGCAGACAGCTTCTGGCGTGCCGACCTGCCCAGCGTCGGGGTGTCGGCGACGGTCCGCAGCATCAGCCCCTTGTCGGGGTCTGCCAGCGGGGTCACCATCCCCCACTCGAAAGGCAGGCCGCCGGTGTGGACGGCCACCTGCGTGATCACCATCCCGCCGACGCGCGCCTCGTAAACAACATCGGAACTTAGGGGCGCCGTCATGTCGTAGGCGATGCCCGATCCTCCCGGTGTGACCATGGGGTCGCCGGTGTGGATCACCTCACCATCACGGGTGAGGGTGACACTCCACACCCCCAGGTCGGTGCCGCGTAGGCGAACTCCGCACCGGTCAGGGTCCAGCACCGCCACCAGCCGCCCATCGGCGGACTGGAAGCGTTGCGGAGCCTCAGGCCAGTCGCGGCGCGTCGCAATGATCGCCACGTCACCACCTCGATCCGTGAGCAGCAGCGCCAGCCATGGAGATGCGGCCGTCGATGACCTGACCCATCTGATGCCCGTCCACGATCAGCGCCACCCTCAGCTGCTGCAGCCGGGAAATCGTCCGGTCAGCGATCCGATCCTCCAGACCGTCCATCTGGGAGCGGTTGTAGACCGACTCGCCGCCGCCGAAATCGACCAGCTCGGGGCCGTTCTCCCCCACCCATGCCGTGCCGGCAGCCGCGTTCAGGGTGCCTCCGGCGTAGCCGACATATCCGCCGCCACCCGCCAGCGAGGCAATCCCCGGAATGTTGAACGGCCCGCCATATCGGGCATTCACGTATTTCCACCAGGCGAGGATCTGATCGACCGCACCCATCCAATTGTCGAATCCGGGCCACCGGTAGGCCTCGAAGGTGGGCTGGATGAACTGCATCAGGCCACCCGACGGCGTACCTGCGGCCGCGTTCGAGTCCCAGTTGTTCATGACGTTCGGGTTGAATCCGGATTCGTTCTGGGCGACCGTGGCGGCGATCTGCTTGTAGGGGGCCATATCAGGATTGATGGCGACGGCGGCATTCCACCAGCCGTCGAACGCTTCCGATCCGGAACCGCCGCCGCCGAATATGGAGGCCATGTGTTCCTTGACCCAGGCGCCGATATCGTCGGCGATCTTGCCGGGGATCTTCGCGGCGATCTGGGCGAACGGTGAGCTGCCCACATCATCGATCAGGTCCCGGACCCGGCCCATGAGCCACTCGATCGGTGACTTGATGAAATTGCCGATTGCCGCAGCGGCGTTGCCGATCCCGCCAATGATGTTGCCGATGATCCCGCCATCGGCCATGGGTAGGGCTCCGAGCATCTGCCCGGTCTTGGCCCAGATCCCCAGCGAGCGTGTCCGCTTGGCCGGATCCAACGGGATGTAGGCTTCCGGGCCGGCCTCTGCCCACAGGATCGGTGACGATGCGAAGCCGGCCTCACGGCCCGCGAACCCGCCGTTGGCGAACTCGACATGAGGCTCCTTGACCTCGTCGGCACCGAACTTCGTCGCCACCCAGTTGTAGGCCCGCACCAACCCGGCAGCCACCGTGTTCACGACGAATTCGACCGGCTTCTTTGCGAGATCCTTCAACGCATCCCAGGCGCGACCAACGCCATCCTTCAGCGTCTCGAAGGCCCGCACCACGGAGTTGCGCACCGCCTCGAACTTCGGCACCACCGTGGACTGGAACCACTCGACAACCGGGGCGACAATGCGGTCCTTAATCCAGCCGAACGCGGCACCGATCCCGTCACGCACCGCGTTGAACACGTCGCCGATAGCCTTGCCGATGGACTGGAAGAACGGAACAACCGTCGTCAGGAACCAGTTAATGACGTTGGCAATGATCGTGACAATGAATCGGTAAGCCTCCTGGGTCGCCTTAACGACCGCCTTGACAGCCGGGATAATGATCTTCGTTATCACCCACTCAAGACCCTTGATGATCCCCGTAAGGATCAGCAGGACAGCGATGATCGCGCCGATGATGATAAGCAGCGGCGAAGCGATGAGGATTCCGACAATCGCGAGAATCGCCAACCCGAACTTCTTGAGGACTGGCTCAACCTTCGGCCAGACCTCTTTGACGATGTAGTCGATGACTGGCTTGATCGCCTGCATGATGCCGTCCCAGGCGGGCTTGATGGCCTTGGTCCACAAGTCCATCACGGCCTTCTTGATCGTGTCGAACGCGGACTTGATCGGCGGGACCACATTCTTGGCGATCCAGTCAACAACAGGACCGATCGCTCCGGTGATCCCGTTCCACGCCGGCTCGATGCCCTTGTGCCACAGGTCGAGGGCCGCATTCTTGATCGCGTCCCATGCGTCACTAATTGCGGGGCCGACGGTCTTGGTGATCCAGTCGTAGATCGGCTGGATCGCGCCTTTCAAGCCGTCCCATGCCGGGACGACGCCCTTCTGCCACATGGCTGTGACCGATCCGCTGATCGCGTCCCAGATCTTGCCGATACCAGTCCCGACCGTGCCAGTGATCCAGTCGTAGACCGGACCGATGGCACCCTTGATTCCGTTCCATGCTGGCTCTATCCCGTTGTGCCACAGCCATTCGGCACCCGACTTGATGCCACTCCACACGGCTTGCAGGACGGGCAGGACGTGCTCGGAGAACCAATCAACCACAGCCCCGACGGCAGTCTTGATTCCGTTCCACACCGACGCGATGACGTTGCGGAAGGTCTCTGAGTTCTTGTAGGCCATGACGAAGGCGGCGACCAGCGCCACGACCGCCGTGATCACCAGCACGATCGGATTGGCCAGCATCGACAGATTGAGGGCCTTCATGGCTCCCGTGACGACCTTGAGGCCGTTCGCGAGATTCGGGAAGACCACTGCCAGGCCCGACATGAGCCCACCCATCGCCGACAGCCGGCCCAGCGTGCCCACGATCTGCATGATGTGGCTCGCGATGCCGACGGCCTTCATCGCGGCAAAGGCGCCCGCCAGCCCGGCGACCGCCGACGACACGAGCGCCCCATGCTGGGACGCCCAGTTGGCGATCCCGGACAGGGCGTCCACGATACCCTTGAGGACCCCGACGGCGGCAGAGACTGCACCGCCAGCGAGACCGCCAAGAGCACCAGCGACCGTGCCAATCAGCGGGGACAACGCCCCCACGGCGTCACTCACGCCGCCAAAGGCATTCTTGACCGACTCCATGACCGGCCCGATGTTGCGGCCGATGATGTCGCCGAAGGCACGCACCACCGGCGAAATGGCATCTCCCAGACGACCCAGCGCCCCACCGATCGACCCAAGGCTTCCCTGGAGGGAGCCGAAGGCATCGGGCAGGGCGCGAGACACCTGCCCTCCAAGGTCGCCCAGCGCATCACGTAGCGGTCCCGACGAGGCCGACACCATGGCACCCATTGCGCCAGCAGCCAGACCCACAGGACCGGTCAGGCCTGCAAAGGCCCCACCGACCAGCGGAAGGCCACTCAGCAGCGGCCCGAGCGCCCCGCCCATCGCGCCGAGGATCGGCATGAGCCCGACGAGCGGACCAGCCAGTCCGGACAGGTCGATCTTGCCGATCCCGTCCAGCTTGGACGAGAAGGCACCGATCGCCGAGGCCGCCGACTGGGATGCCTGGGCGATCTTGGAGCCCAGCATGTCGAAGACCGGCTTGAGGGCGTTGGTCGTCTTGTCAATGACCGGGATCAGCGCGTTGAAGACATTGCGCAGCCCGTCCAGGGCAGGCTTGGCGGCAGCCTCACCCAGCCGGGACAGGGCGGCGCGGACGTTGGCCATGGCACCGGTGAAGGTCTCGCCGCCAGCCAGTGCCGCACCGCCAAGACCCTTCTGCATGGCGGCGGAGAAAGTGGCGAAGTCGATCTTGCCCGACGACACCATGTCCGACACGTCGGCGGTGGTGACACCGAGCTGGTCGGAAAGGAATTGGAGCACCGGCACGCCGGAGCTCATGAGCTGCAGCATGTCGTCGCCCTGCAGCTTGCCGCGGGCCGCGACAGAGCCGAAGATCGCACCGATATCGGTGAGCGATCGGCCCGAAATCTGGGCGGTGTCGGCCACCGTCTTCAGCACACCGGTCATCTGCGCGCCCGACTTGACGCCGGCAGCCGACATCGACGCGGCAACCGTCGCGGCATCGCCCAGACCGAAGGCGGTGCCCTTCACCGAGGCGAGGGCGTCGTTCATGATCTCGGTAATCGATCCGGCGTCGTGGCCGAGGCCCTTCAGCTTGGCCTGCGCCTGCTCGATCGACAGGGCGCGGTCGATGCCGCCCTTGAGCGCCAGCCCGCCGACCGCTGCACCGATCGTGGCGATCGCGGTGGTGCCGACCTTGGCGGCCGACTTGAAGGCCCCGCCCACTGCCGATCCGACTTCGCGATTCACCGTCGAGGCGAAGCCCCTGAAGGACGGAGACACCTGCACCCAGGCGGTACCGAGATCTAGAGCCATGGAAACCTCCCGGGACGGTGCACTGTTCAGTTGTTGCGTTCTGCGTGGCGTTGCATGAAGCGGGCAAGACGGCGCTCTTCACGGCGTCGCAGGTCGTCCTGCTTGTCGCGCCATCCCGGCGCAGGCGGCTCCGGCCGAGGCAGTTCCTTACCAGCGTTCTGACTGGCGAGTCGCCAGCCCTCTTCACGGACGGCGCGCTCGGCCATGCCCCACGCCATGGGGCCGCCGAGCATCCGCCAGATCCGTGATCCGGGTGGCAGTTGTGTCAGCAGCACCCAGCAGCGCGCCGCAGACAGCCGGCCACGCCACAGGTCCCGCAGGTCGATGCCGTAGGCCTCTTGGAAGTCCCCCTCCAGCTCCTCCCAATGTGTGGCGAGGAGCTGGAAGAGGCTCATCAGTTTGGGTTGACCGCGTCCATGATCTTCTTGACGGTCTCGGTGACCTTAGACACCGGCACACGCCCCGACTCGTCGCGCAGCTGGTCAAGCACTTCGCGGTGGCGGTTTCCGACCAGACGACGGAACAGCGTCATGCTTGCCCTGGCCCGATCCTCGTCGGTGGCATCGGGATCGTTGGCCATCAGGATCGCCCCCTGAAATTCCCAGTCGTCTTCGAAGACGGCGGCGGGCACGGTCAACTCGATATCGCCGATCTGCACGGTCGTGTCGGTGATCGTGCCGGTGTCCTTCGCGGACTGGGTCTCGCGGCGCGCCTGTTCGGCGGCGCTGATCTTCTTGGCCTCGGCCATGATGGTTTCCTCTCGCAGAAAGTTGACCTCTCGCGGGTGTGGCAAGGCTCCGCCCCGGCGCGAGAGGACGACCGGGGCGGAGGGTTTGAGGGTTGGTCAGACGGCGGTGTTGACGGTCAGCGACAGCGCTTCGGAAGTCTTGCCGTCGATCGAGGCGGTGATGTCGGCCTTGCCTGCCGAGACTCCGGTGACCACGCCGCCATCGATGGTGGCCTTGGCCTTGTCCGAGGACGTCCAGGTGAGGCCCACGGCATTGGTCTGCTTGACCGCCTTCGTCCCGTCGCTGTAGGAGATCTCGGCGGCGAGGGACACCTTCTCCCCCACCTTCAGCGACGACGGGAGGCCCACGGTCGCACCGTCGGTGGTGGTGATCTTCACACCGGTCACCGTCTTGGCGGGTGCTCCACCGGCCTTCATCGCTGCCGCGTTGGTGAAGACGAAGAACTTCTCCAGCACACCCAGCGAATACTTGTAAGCGCTGGCTCCACCGACCTTGAAGGGGATGTCATCGCGCTCGCCCAGGGTGAGCGAGGGGAAGACGTAGCGCCAATGGATGCCGTCGTGCTGGGTGTCGAAGGTGTCCCAGATCGCGCACAGGTTGAGGACCTTGCGGGAGCTGGCTGCGGTGATCTTGGTGACCCCGTCGATGTCCTCAGCGTCCGCGTCGAGGTTCCACAGGAAGGTCTGCAGCTGAGACTCCATGAGGGTCGCCTCGAGGGTGGTGTCCGACGAGTCCATGAACTGAAGCACATTCGCGTGCCCCTGGTGTCCCTGGATGGCCTTAACAGAGTCCTTCATGCCGAGGGTCACACCGTCATCAGTGAGCCAGCCGGTGTCGATCATCTCCTTCGGGATCGCGGTTTCCAGCGAAATGTTGCCCAGATTCAGACCGGACGGGCCCAGGTAGAGCACGTCGTCATCGGACCCGAAGACGTGCACATTGACAGAATTGACAGCCATTGGAGGCTCCTAACGGATGATTGTGGTGAGTTGGTAGGTGGCCGTGTGGCGGGCCTGCTGAGTGTCGGGATCGGGGTCGTCCGACGGGGTGTTACCAGTGACCTTGGAAACCGGCAGCGCCGAGACCGGCAGCCCATTCATGGCCTCGTCCACCTGCATCGCGAGATCACGGGCGGTCGCCGCCGATCCCGCGTAGGAGCTGATCGTCAGCTGGATGCCCTGGAAGACCCGGCCATAGCGGCCCGCTCCGCCGGTCGAGATGATCCGCACGAACTTCGGCGGTACCTTGTCCCCTTCGGGGCGAGTGGAGACGACCGGCACGCCGAGGAGCTCAGCCAGATGGTGGGCGACGAGCGTGTGGAGGTCGGGCGGCTTCACACGCCGCTCGATCCGATGACCCGCTCGATAACGTGGCCCTGGGCCTGCCGCATGCGGCCCTTCGTGGAGGCCGTCGCGAGATAACCGCGGGTGCGGTCGCCGTTGTTGGAGGTCATGGTCGAGAAGCCCTCGCCTGCCTTGGCCCCCATCGAGGCAGTGATGCCGGCGATCAGGTGCGCGTCGCAGTCGCGCTGCGCCCACTCGGTGAAGGCCTTCGTATTGGGTTCGAAACGGAAATTAGCCATGGGTCTTTGCCTCCTGGGCCTTGAGCTTGAGCACGACGCCCTTCGGCCATCGCGCGGGGTTTCCTTCAGGGGTCCAGACCCTCCCGGCGACACGGACCTTGTCGGTGGCCACCACGTCGATCGAGGCAGCTCCGCGCCAGTAGAGGGTGGGTTCATCCACGACCGCCGCCACGCCGGGGGCCACGATGATCTGCGACCCGCCCGGCGCGAACAGGGCATCAGGGAGAGGATCCTTGGTGATCACTCCGGAGCCGGCAATCGGATCACCGTCACGGTCAATCTCGGGCGGACCCTCGCGGAGACGTTCCACGGGTGTCAGCCATGAGCGCTTCATGTCAGCCCCAGAAGGCTCGTCTCGAATGCGCCGGTGACCCCGCCGAGCGCGGCCTTCTCGGCCTTGGTCAAGAAGAGATCCCCGGCCGGTGACGAGTAGGAGCGCTGAGTGGTGAAGGGTCCGGACACGTCCATGAGCGAGGTGGCTCCGACATCCTCATCGTCTGCGGCCATCGCCCGGCGCACGACAGAGCACGTCACACGCCGCAGGGTGGCCGGTGAGGCCTGTTCCCAGCGCGGGCAGGTATCAACGATCAACCCGCTCGCATCGTCCAGAAGGGCCTCGGCGCGGGTGTGCTCGTCCTTAGACAAAGAACGCCACCGGCTCTCCAGATCGGAGACGGTGGCGAACGGCAGTTCCGGATCAGGTGCGACCATGGCTGACCCCCTGCTTACGCCGCGACCGCGTGGGCGGCTTGCGGCTGGTTGTGGGGACCCGCACGCCGAGAGGCTCGAGGCGACGCAGCCTCTCGGCGAGATGCGGGTCCACATCGGCCTGACCGTCAACGAACTGGATGCCCAGGTCGAGAACAGTCAGGTTCGGGATGGTCGAGGTGACTTTCATCAGGCAACCTCAAACCGATCCGTGATTACTTGGCGGGGGTTGCGGGTGCGACAGTGAGCTTGCCGTGCTTGCGCTGGTTCCCGTACTGCAGCCCGACCTCGCCGTAAATCTGCACCTTGTCGGCTGCACCGGTCTTGGCGAGCGGCTCGGCGAAGAAGTGGCCCTTGCCGGGGATGTCGAGGAAGGCCGGCTTCAGGTCCTCCAGCGACGCGACCACGAGGGTGTCGCTCGGCATGAAGCGGTCGAGCATGATGTTCGCCTTGCCGAAGTCGGTTTCGAAGGTCTGCAGGTTCACACCGCCAACGTTGCGGGATTCTTCCTGGTACTTGACGTCGGTGATGAACAGGCGCGTCAGGGTCCGCTTCAGGGCGGCACCGACAATGACGGTGCGGGTCTCGGCTTCCTGGATGCCGCCGTTCTCCCACACCTTCTGGAACAGGTCGAGGATCTCCTCCACGGTGAGTTCCTTTGCGGTGTGGGTCGAGGCGGCCACGTTCGTGGTGGTCGCCTCCAGCAGGCCACGCGTGCGGCGCGGCTTGGCGTTGTCGGTGGGCAGCTGGTAGGTGCCCGCGATGAAGGACTTCTCGACATCGCGGGCGACCTGCTTGAGCTGCTGGTCGATCTGCCAGGTGAGCTCATCGGCCGGCAGCACGGAGCCCGCCAGCTGGACCGTGGCAGCACCACTGGTGGCACGCTCACGGTTCGCGGCCTGCTTGGTGTAGCTGACCTCCACAGACTCCTGGTGGATCTCAACCACATTGGAAGCGGAGTAGCGGGTGCGCTCCTCACCATCGGGAGCGTTGGCTCCCTCGAGGCGCTGGCGCGAACCGTCGGCGTCGCGCAGGTCATAGCCCTGCCATTCGAACTGGCGGGCGCCGACCGACTCGCCGCCGGTCAGTCCCCCGATCGCCGACAGCAGCGGGGTGTCTTCGGGAGATGCCGCAAAAAGCTCCCCCACATAGTTCGGAAGGTTGTAGGTGGTGCCCTGTCCGGTAATGCCCGGCATAGTGGTGCCTTTCTGATCAGGACGTCCGACGCAGTGCGTCGAGCTTCATCAATTTGAGTTGCTTCGCGGTTGCCAGATCGCCGTTCTTCTCGGCGGCCGCGATGAGTTCATCGACCGTCCGGTTCGGCTGCATGGGCTGTCCGGTCACCCCTTCCCCTTCGCCGTCCGGGGTGACCACCGCAGGGGTGGCTGGCTTTTCGGACTGCTTGTCGCGCCAGGCGTTCAGGGCCTGCGCGTAGGCATCCAGATCGTCGCCGGGGCCAGCGAGCAGATCGGCGGGGACGCCCGTCGCGGACGCCACCTCCAGCCGTGCCTTCTCGCCCCTCAGCGTCTCCAGCTCGGACTGGGTGCGCTTGAGTTCGTCGGCCTGCTTCTGGGCCTCGGTCTTGCCCGCGTCCTCGAGCTGGTGCACACGGGCCTCCAACTCACTGGCGCGCTTGTCGGCGCTGCGGCGAGCCTCGCGCTCGCGATCCAACGCAGCCTTGCCCGCCTCGCCGAGAGGCTTCTCCGACGTCGCGCCGGCCGGCTTCGGCTCAGTGGTGGGATTGGCTGCCGGATCCTTCGGATCGATCGCGGGCGTGGGGGCGGCTCCAGCAGGAGTCTCGACCGCCTCGAGGAGACGGACCCACGGCATGAGCTTCTTGTGCATAGCAGTTTCCCCTTCCAGGGATTAGTTCGGCGGCATCGCGCCACCAGGTCGACGCCCCACCCTCGCGGTGGAACGGGGCTTGCTACAGATTGGGTTTGACTACGGGTCATGCCTGCCTGCTCGCGGGCCTCATCAAGCTCGTGACGGGCGCCATCCAGCATCTCGGCAAAGTCCGACTCGCCATGGCTCCTGAGAAGCCGTTCACGGTTCTCCAGTAGCCATTCCAGGCGGCCTGCTCATCGCCGACGGCGTAGTCATGTTGACGACCCCGTCGGTCAGCGCTTCGGGATGGCGTCGGCGCATGTCGGCGAGGATTGCCTTCGTGTCGAAGCTCGACCCCACCGCATCGACCGATTCGGCATACTGCTCGAACATCTTGTCAGGGTCGTAGCCGGCGAAATGGATGTTGCCGCGTTTCCACTCAGGCACGATCTGGCAGTCGCACTTGCGATGCCAGGGTCGTGTGATCCCGGCAGTCTTCGCGGTGTAGTACACCCACCCCCTGGAGGCGAGCATGGTGCAGAACGCGCACGTGACCGCGCCCCGAGGAACTCGTGCAAACCTTGGACGCTTCGGGTCGTGAGCGATGTTGCGTGCGACAGTCGCCCGCGCCATGTAGAAGATCTGACGCCTGATCGCATCGGCCAGGCTCCCTCGCACCGCCTCGGTGTCCCAGGCGCCGCTGGCCCCCAGGGCCTCAGCCACATCTGCCTCGATGATGTCGTCGGACACAGGGTCCGCGAGTTCGGCCTGGAAGTTCTTGTCGGCGGGCCGCAGTACCTCATACCAACGGGCAGCGGCTTCGGCGGCCAGCTCTCCGTAGGAGGCGATGAGCTGGGGGACGAATAAGTCCATGGCTGCGCGAACGGCTTTCGGGTCTGACTTGGCAAGCCGCGCCCAAAACTTGTTCAGGTCGTTGATTGCGCGCCGCTGGATCGCGTCATTGGCCTCGTGGAAATGGTTCAGGTCATCACGATCGGTCACCAGGGGCTCCTTCGAGGTCCGGCAGCGGAGTGCTTGCAGCTGGCTCCGTCGGACTTGCGGACTGAGAGGGCTCCGCGTCAGGCGTTGACGACGTGGCTGGTTTGGCCAGCAACGAAGTCAGGCCGTCCGCAGCCTGGGCTCGGCGCATCTGGGTACGAATCCGCACGATGTCAGCCGCCGAATAGCCGAGCTGTTCGAAGGCGACGTCGGTGGAGGCGAGTCCCGGGATCGCCGAAATCTGCTTGACCATCGCGTCGGACTGGGACACGATCGACGGCATCGCCGGGTTGCGCCACTTGGCGGCGACCCCGCCGAGCTCGTCGGGCATCTCGGTCAGGCCGTCGCGCATCATCACCGCGTCTTGGAAGACCCGGGATAGCGCGTAGCCGGTGATCCGGTTGGCGTTGGTGGCCTCGATGACCAGGTCTTCTTTCGCCGCGTAGATGGCGTCAGCCGAGGAGGGGTTGTCTTGGACGACCCCCAATGCAGACAGCGGCATGGATGTGGCTGAGGCGAATTCCTCGGCCAGCTCGCGCAGCTGCGCGATGAACGGTTCCATCGACTGCTGGGGGATCGTCTCGACCGATGCGGTCTCGCCATCCTCGTCGCGAGTCAGGCCGCGCACCGTGCCGAGCTTCCATGTCCACTTCTGGATCTCTGCCCACTGCTCCGGGGTGATTCCGTTGAGGAGCAGGCCGGGTGCGGTGAACAGCTCTGAGGAGATGTCCATGCGCAGGGCCGCGCGCATGGCGCGGTCCACGATGGTCATCACCTGGCGCGAGATCCGCGAGCGCCCGAAGGGGCGGTCAAGGGTTGGGCGGAACGGGACCGGCTCCATCGGGACGCGGTTCAGCCCGTGCTCGGCGCGATCTTCGATCATCCATCCCAGCCGGGACCCCACGCAGGTGATGGTGGCGGTGCGGGTGAAGAGCGAGAGGCTGGTGGGGCGGCCCAGGTAGTCGATGTCGCCGATGGTCAGTCCCGCCTTGATTGAGCGGGTGCGCCGGTCCCACAGGGCTGAGGCCCATTCGGCGGAGAACGGCATGATCACCACCGGCGGCTCACCTATGGACACGTTGCCCGCCGATACGGTCAGGAAGGCCACGGAGTTCGCCATGGCCGAGGTGATCGTTTCATTGATCTCGACGTCGAAGCGGTTGGCCGACAGGAGATCGTCAAGCCCGAAGGGGTTCTCGTCGCCTGTGGGAGTGACGACGCCATCCCACATGCACAGGTTCGATAGCCCGAAGACGGCCTTCTCGGGCCAGCCGACCACGATCTGGAGACTGTCGGCGATCTCGTCGGGCACGGCGATGTTCAGGTTCTTGATCTGCTGCTTGCCGTCAAGGTACAGGCCGCGCAGCACGTTGCGGGGCTTCTTGCGTGCCCACAGGGCCACCAGCTCGTCCAGGAGCTCCTGCTCGTCTGCTCCGAGTCCGACCACGGACGGGGACGAGAAGAAGGACGGCGACGCATAGGGGTTGATGAGGAGGCTCATGCCAGTGCCACCGCCTTCCTGCCGGGATGTCGTTTCGAGGTGAGGGCCGCCCAGTGGGCAAGCGTGATGGCGTCGAGGAGGGCGACGGTGTCGCCTTCGGGGGCCTGCCAGCCGAAGCCGCCGGCGGCCCCGATCTTTCGCTTCGTGGCGATGCGGACCTGCCGATCCAGCTCCGGGTCAGCCAGGTGCGACAGTCCACCGGTCTTGATGGCCTCCAGAGTCAGGCTGTGGGCGGTGATCACGTCGGCGACGCTCGGGGTGAGGATCACCTTCGCAGCCACGCCACCACGGCGCAGCGCATCAACCAGGGCACCGGCGCCGGACTTGCCGTCGATGACGATCTGGGCCGCGTCGCGCCACAAGGGCACCAAATAGTCAGCGAGCCATTCGATGCCGTCGGATGCCGAGCGCTGCTCGATTCCTTCGACATAGATCGGTCCGTCCTTGGGTTTCAAAGCTCCCGCCAGAGCGACCGCACTCCCGTCGATGGCGAACTTGATGCCGAAGGACTGGATCGCGTCGGCGGGTGGTTCCTTGGCGGTCAGGACGCGCCACCCTTCAGCCGGGATCGCACGGGCCGATGCCGTCTCATCCCAGATGCCCAAGCCCTCGCGCTTGAAGGACTCGGGCCCCAGCATCTTCATCATCCGCAGAATGGAGGTCTCCGACGTGCGGTGAGGAAAGGATGGGTTTGCCTTACGCCATTGGGCGCGGCTGGTCGGGTCGGCGTGCTCGTCCGCTCCGAATTCGATCCAGGCGGCGTCCGGGGCGTCGCCCGCCAAAGCTTCGGCGCGGCGGTTCGCGAACGCCTCCGACGGGTCCGAGGGACGCGGCGGGGTGCCCATGAAGATGATCATCGGATTGGTGCTCACATTCGCCGCGGGAACCATGTCGGAGAGGGCCTGCTCGGACAGGATCTGCGCCTCGTCAAAGATCTCGATGTCCACGTCGTCGAAGCCACGCCCGAAGCCCTGCTCGCGGGCACCGAAGTAGATCCTCGAACCGTTGGTGAAAATGATCTGCTGGTCACCGTTGCCTGTTCGGACCTGCCGGATCAACGGGGCGACCTTCTTACGCTGGGCCATGCCCCGCAGCGACTCGAAAGTCTTGGTGGTCGTCTTGGAATGGTGGGAGGTCCACAGCACCGTGAGCTCCTCGCTCAGCGAGCACAGCCCGAGGATGATCATGCCGACGGTGAAGGTCTTGCCGGTCTGGCGCGGGATCGACATGCCGACCCCGCCCACACCAGCGGCGAACAGGCCGCTGTCGCGCTTCGACAGGATCACCCGGCCCATGCCGTCCTGCCAACGGTCGAAGACCACACCCCACTCGCCACACCGGTCACGCACGGCCGGCCAGCCCGTCGAGACGATCCCTTCAGGAAGGATCAGGTGCTTGGCGACCTCAGAGAGCTTGCGGTCGCCATGTTTCGTCTGCGGTGACGGCACCATCAGATCCCGCCTCCTGATCCTTGACCCGGGCCGCCTCGAGCTCCCGGGTGATGTCCATCAGCCGCTTCGTCAGCGCTGCCAGATCGCGCGGCGGAGTGTCACGGTCCTGCACGGCGCGGGCCACGCGAGCCTGCAGTGCCTCCAACAGTTCAACCTCAGTGCCGGACTTCGCGGCCTGGGTGATGGTCTTAGCCCGCTTGCGGGCAGGTGGGCGCTCATCGGGGGCCACGGCCCTGACCTGTGCAGCCATGGCGCACCCCCTTCGTCAGACGAACTGGTCTCCTGTGACCCTGATGAACCGATGGCGTGAGTAGAACTCGATGTTTCCGGTGCGGCGTCCGGGGGCCTCGTCAGTCCGGACGAAGATGTGGAAGCCATGCCCCGACACCGACCGCTCGGCGAAGATGATCGGCTCATCGATCCGGGCGATGAAGGCCCGGGCGCCCTGATCGTCGAAGTGGTCGAGATCCCAGCACCCCAGCCCGTCACCGAGCATGGTCCCGAAGCCGTCGCCGGCCGTGGCGCGTCGCACCTGCGACCAGCCAGACCATGTGCCCGGGTCCGTGGATGAGGCCGGAGAGCCAGCCAGGGTGATGGGGCGCTTGCCGTCGCAGCGGACCCACGCAGTGCGGGACCTCATGGCCAGCGGGATCGCACACCGGGACGCGGCGACCCGACAGCGGGCCGAGCAGAAGCGTCGCGGGCGACCCGTCCGGGCACGATCGAATGCCCGACCGCACCATCCGCACTGCCCTTCCATGCTCCGATTCTATCTGAATCTGGCTGTGGCTATGGGCTTGTTACGAAACTCATGAGCGATCCACACAGGCCCGACGCACTCGGAGCGAGGCTGTTCGGATCGCCTCGAGTGCTGGCGGGCGTTCAGCGTGCGCTGTGAGCTCGACAGCGACGCCCTGGGCGGACACCCTGTGGAAAAACCCGGGGAGATATCGCT